CGCCGGATAGGGTGGCAACCAACGCGGCGCGCTCGCGGGCTGCGCGGATCTTGAGGTCGTCGGCTGCCGCTGCCGCCTTGCCTTCCGGTGACGTGGCCATCGCGATCGCTTGCTGCCGCACTTTGTCTTGCAGTTCAATGATGTTTGACGCACGCGCTTCAGCGTCGGCGGTTAGCTTTTCGCCAAGTTGGACTTCGGCGGCGTAGTAAGCGTCTTGGGCTTTACGGCTCGCTTCTTCTTCGGCCTTGCGCTTCTCGCGCAATCGTTGGCCGGCCGCCTCCGCTTTGGCGCGCCTCTCCGCTTGCGCCACATCGAACTCTTGCGCCTGCGCCTGCTGCTTGACGTCTAGGTCATGGAGTTGGGTTCTCAGGCCGAGCAATTCCTCCACCGCCTTGACGCTGCTTGTTAATGCGTTTTTCTCGTTGTTCTCTATGGATGAGATTTTTCCAGCTATGGCCGCGCGCCGCTCTTCTGTCAACTTTCGCTGTTCGGCAAGTTTGGCAGCCCGGTCAAGGATCAGTTCTGACGCACGCTCGCGCGCTAGCATGGAGTCGGCATTGTTTGCGCGCATCATTTCGGAAGCTTTGCGTTTTTCCTCATGGCGCGCCGCATCTTTCTCTAGCAGCAATTGTGCCGACAGGTCGGTGACGTGCTGCCTCCCCATGGCAATCCGCTTCTCTAGCAGCCAGATCCCTTGCGTTTCACCGTCTTGTTTCTTTTTGGCGATCTCCGCCTCAAGATTGGCAATCTCAGTCGTCGTCTTCATGGCGTCGATTTGCACGCCTTTAACGCCTCCGATCTTTTCCTCTATGCCCAACAGTTCATGGGTAAGCCCGTACCGCTCCATGAGAAGTTCTTTGTCAGCCACCGCCCTGGCGATCGTATCGATCTCATGTTGCAGGTTGGCCTTGCGCGCCTTCTCCAATTGCTCATACAGCAACGACGCGCCCATGGCCGCGGCACCAATGGCCAACCCCACCGCGCCCATGCCCGGACCAAAGCCCTTTACGATTGCCTCGATACCGCCCATCCGATCGGCAACGGCAGCAAGCGGACCCTCCGCAATCCCGCCGATCACGTCTTTGAGGCCCATAAAGCCCCGCTCCATGTTGCCGGCTCGCTCGCCGATCGCGTCGGTCCCACTGGCTGCATCTTTCGCGTGCTTGCCGGTCTTGGCCAGGTTGCCGTTGACCTTGTCGAGTACGCCGCTAAGCGAGTCGGTTCCATTGACGTGCAGGGTTGTGCTGATGTCCGTCGCCAACTGTGCCCCCTATGCCGTTTTGGCCCGCTTCGCCCGTGCTGCCGTTTCCGATTCGATCCGGTACGCGCAGAGGCAGTCTACCACAGCGCTGCAATAGGTGTCAGGCCACTGTGCGAGCGGTGAAATGCTTGACCAGTTATGGACTTGGATCGCCGCCGCTAGCATCGGGTGGCGCAGCATCCCGTGGGGGCACGCGCTCCACTGGCCGCCGGGCAGGTCCTCGCCCAGGTGAATCCAGCCGTCAGGGCGCACATTGCAGGGGCCGCTTATGCAGTCGCAAGGCAAGTTGGCTAGCGCGCCGTTGTCGAAGTGGAGCCGCCACAGCAGGTGCCACAGGACCGGGCCGGTTACTTGCGCCGCGCTCCCATCCGGGGAACCTACCGAGAGCGGCGCCCAGCTAAAGGGCCGTGGTCACTGATCACACGGATCAACGCCGCCAGTTCCAGATCCCAGCCGCCGATCAACTCGGTTGCCATCCGCTCAGCGGTAAAGGGCTCGCCGTCAAGCGACACTAGGCCGGCGAGGATCAGTTTGGTTGCGCGGTCAAAATCGCCATCGGCTTGGGCTGTACGCACATCCGCCAATTCAGACGGCGACAGCGGGCGGACCTCCCAACGGGTGCAGGTCGCCGGCTGCCCCGCCGCGTTCAGCCAATCGCTGTACGGGCCGGGGTGTGGCACACCATCAGCCGGCAGGACCGCATCGCTATCGGTGGCATGGACGTAGATCGCCCGCTGGGTTGTGCGCAGAAGGACGGCCATCGCTACCTCTTAGCCCCAGCCGAGACGCACGGGGCTGTCGGCGGGAGCGGTTGTGCCAGTGTCGTCGGTGTAGACGCCGGGGCGGAATTTCAATTCGTCGCTCAGCGTGTTGCCGATCAGCGACATCTTCGTCTCTTCGCTCAGGTAGAGAGTCGGCAAAAAAATCGAGAAGTTGGTGCCGGGCAGTTGGCCGCAGTAGAGCGCGATGCCGAAGGACGTGCCGTTGACCAGGGCCAGCCGCCACTGGTTGGTGGCGCTGGTCACTGTGTCGCCACTGGACCGCGGGAACTTCAGCGACACGTTGGTGACGCGCTGCTCAAAGCTCCGCTCGCCGATGCCGCCGTAGCCGCCATGGCCTTGAATGTCGCCGTACTGGTTTTCAATATCAATCTTGAAGTCTTGCAGGCCGGTCGTGCTGAAGAACGTACCGCCGTTGATGTTCAAGGTCGCACGACCTCCGCCCGTCTTGCTGAGCGGGTATGGCTGCGTCGGCGTGACGGTGTGGGCCACGAAGCCGCCGCCTGTGGCGTAGACGTTCATCTTGACCCAAGAGAATTCGGCTTCCATCGAAACGGGCTTGCCGGCGACGCCTTCAATGGTCAACTTGGTGGGCAGGCAGCCGACCAAGGCGATCTTGAATTCCGCGTCTTTGCCCACGATGCGGATCGTGATCGGCTGCGGTTGCTGACCGCTGCTGTGCGCGACCACGGTGGAAAACGTGTCATCGCCAACAATTGGCGTGTTTTCAGCAGCATCGGCCAGGGTGATGGTGTCGCTGGAGATCGTCTTGATCCAGCCGCGGCAAAGCGCCGTGCTGGTCTTGCTCGGGCCGCAAACGAAGAATTGGCCGGCTTTGTAGTCGGCGCCGTTGCCCACGCCGACATCGAATTGGCTGGCGCTCGCGACGCTGGCAATGTCGCCGTTGCCGTAGGTCGCCGCCTTGCTGGCCGTGAAGTTGGTGCCGCTCAGACCGAGGCCCGAAAGGAACTGCGCCGCCGTGGTGATGGCATCGGCACTGCTCCCCAGGCACAAGCCGGTGAGCGGAATGGTGGCCGGGATTGCGCCAGTGGTGATGCCGAGTTCCTGCGTCTCTGGATCGTAGGAGCGTTTGGCACCGTAGTTCAGCCACTTGAGTTTGATTGTGCCTGTCTGATCGCCGGTTACGGGCGGGTAGAACGTGCCGACCTGCCCGGTGGCGATCGCTAGGTCGAAGATCTCCGCTACCGATTCGGGCACTTCGCACTGCACGGGCGGGTATGAGAATTCCCCATCGGTGATGTTTTCAGTCGCGAGCGCAGTCTGCCGCGCAACGCCAACTGATTTTACTGGCCATGCCCATCTAGTCGTCACTGGCATCTGACACCTCCGCGGGTAGTGTAGGGTCCGGGTTAGGTTTTCGCAACCTGCACATCGGAGTCGAGAACGCTGATCATGGTCTTGCCGAGGAAATCCCCGACTGCGTTGGTGAAATGCTGGACCTCGCCGGCTGTTGGCTTTAGGACGTGGACGCCGTGCCGATCGTAAATCGCGCCGCCCTTCCAGCCGTTGCGAACTTGCGCAGGTCTGGCCCAGGTGCGCGAACTCATCCGCCAGCCCCTGCCGCGGTCGCTGCGCGGGGAGTAGGACGGGACGCGCTCGCCTTTGCCTGTGCCGGGACTGGACCCTGCAAAGTCAATCCGCACCGACGACGCGCCCAAGCCGCGGACCTGCAGCCCGCGCCACATGCCGCCGGTCACGTTGTAGCTGCCGGGGCGTGTGCCAGCTCGCTCGTGGAAGTCGGCGGAACTGGCGAACTGCCGGCGCTTCAGCCAGCGCACGACGGCACCGGACTTGTCGTAGACGGCGACGGGATCGGCACCCCATTTGTCTGGTGTGGCGTGGGCAAGATTGGCGTATTGATCCGATACGTTGACCTTTCGCCCGCGCTGGTAGCCAGGGAAGCTTTGCCCCTCGCCAAGGTCGCCATGGTCGCGCACGCGGCTGCGGATCGAGCGGGCCATGTCAAGCCCGATGGTCAGCAACTGCCGGATTACCTGCTGTGCCGGGATGCCGCCCTTTGCCTGCGCCAAAGTCGACCGCGCCAAAATCCCGTCAGCTTCCCAAACAATAAAGCCGCGGTTACTCAGGCGGACAACGGCGCTCATCTTCGCCATTAGTAGCTCCGCATGTGGCGCAGGGTAAACGTGGACGCCGCCCCGCCAATGTCCACATCGCCGTCGGTGGCTTGAACCGTCACGGTGTCCACGTCGCTGATCGCCATCAGGTTGTTGAGCGCGCGAATCGTGGCACTGCCGAGGATCGCCGCCTCGATCGTCTCGACAAAATCCAGCGGCACTTCTACCGACGACGCTGTTTCCTTGCACTCGAAGATCACAACCACATCCGTATCGGCGACCATGACTTGCGATCCGTCGTCAAGCTCCAACACCTTGCGGCTGCGGTCGACGTAGACGGAGATCGCTGGCAGGGATGCGACCGGGAACGGCTGAGTACGCGCGGCGTAGATACTGCCGGACGGGACAACGGCAGTCACGGTGCCGTCGGCTTGGAGCGCCGCGATAAACGCCGCGCGGATCTGCGCCCTGGTCAGTCCTTCGGCCATTAGGTCGCCCTCTTGAGCCGCAGCGTTGTCCAGCCCTGCCCGTCCGGCTCGGTCTTGTAGACGCGATAGGTTATGCCGCCAGCGACCACGGCATCATCTTGCGCGACGGTGCCGGTAAAATCGCTAGTGCGGAACTGGACGATTGGCGCGGTGCTTATCACCGTGGCGCCGTTCTGGACGGTCGTTTCCTGCGACGCCGCATCGTAGACGCCGGTTATGGTCTGGCCGGCGATCGTGACAGACTCCCCAAACACATTGCGGCAGGCGGTGTTAGGCAGGTCTGATAGGTCGGACCAAGCCATTTTACACCGCCTGCCGCGTTGGGTTTAGAGCTTACAGGACCTGGAAGCAGAACTGAACTTCGACGTTGGGCATCTGCTTGGCGGCGTCGTTGAGTTCGCACTCCCAGGTGCTGAACAGTTGCTGCCCGGTCGTGAACACGTCGGCGCTCGCGGCGGTGATGATGGTCGCATCGGTCAGCACGGTCATGGCCGGCAGGACAGGCGAGTCATCGTAAACCACTGAAGCCACAACCGACACAGCGCCGGTCTTGCCGAAGCTCAGCGTGTACTTGTCGTTGGTGTCCGTGGCCAACTGGATCGGGCCGGCTTGGCGGTAGGCCAGGCCGATCAGTTTGACGCTGCGCCCGGTCTTGTTGGTCCAGATCGGCACGTTGGTGCGGGTGGTCGTCGCGGCACCGGCAGCGCCCAGGCCCTGGAGGGTGGCGCTGGAGGTGATGTATTCCTCGGGGCGGGCGAACCCGTCGATCAGCACATTGACGCTGGTGGCGGCGTCGGCGGCGATGTCGGTCGCCACGCCAATCCGGCTGAATCCGGCGTTGGGGGTGGCCACCGCGCGGTTGTTGCCGCTGTCCCAGTAGACCGGATCGCCCTGAGCGAACGCTACACCCGCGCCGCCTTGCTTGGTGACGCTGAACTCACCTTTGACAGTCAGCGCCGCCTGCGCACCGCTTGACGTGGTCGCGACCGGGACGCCAAACAACTCGCCGATTTCGACCGGAACGCCGGTGGTGAAATTCGCGGCGCTGGTGACCTGAATGATCTCGCCCTCAGAAACTTGATTCGTAGCCATGACTTTTGCTCCTTGCGTTCAGTTGCTGAGGATTACGCACCGCGGTTTTGGGCAGCGCCGCGGTAGTCCACCGCCGCCGCGCCGAACCACAGGCGGGACTTGTAGACCCGCGTATCGTTCTCGAACTTGTCTTCCATTTCCAAGGTCAACGGCTCAGTGTTGTCCGGCTGCGCCCACTCGATCACTGGGGCCATGGTCGGATCAGCAAACAAGTACCAGTAGACACTGGAGGCCAGGAAGTCGAAGCCGATCACTTTCAGCGCCGACATGCTCGGGGTGATGGCGGTCGTGCTGCCGGTGGGCATGTAGCTACCGAACAACAGCGCCTCGGTCTGGTACTTCAGGGCCGAGGGGACGACGATGAACTTGCCCTTGATGGCGAGCTTGTTGGCCTGCGCGTCGGTCTGGCTGGCCAGCAGGACGTTCAGCGCGTCGATGCGGGCCAGGGTGGGGACGCCGCCGCTGCCGGTGTCGACGAGGTTGGCGTGAGCCGAGTTGAACAGGGCGACCGAGTCCGCCGCCAGGGTGGGGCCGTAGCCGCTGCCGGCTGCGAACAGTGCCGCGATGATCGCGTTTTCCTTGTTGCGGGCTGCCTGCGCCATCGCGGCGGGGATGCGACCGAAGGCGTCAAGGTTGTCTTTGAGCAGCGCTTCAAGGGTCAGGCCAACCTGCGCGCCGTACTTGACGGGGCCGTAGGTCTCCTTGGAATCGCTGAGGCTGGGCATTGGATAGTCGGCACCCTGCGCAACTTCGGTCATGGCACCGATCCCGCTCAGCAGGACCGCCTGCCGATCGTACAGACCGCTGAAGGACGCCTGCGAGGTGAATTCCTCATACTGGCGCTCAAGGCCAGCGTAGGCAGCCAACATGCCCTTACCGATCGCGTCGCCCAGCACATCGGGGAAGTCCGAGGTGCTGTGGGTAAACAGCACCTTGCGGGCGGCCTTCTCGTCGCTGAATCCCGTGTGGTCAACGCCGCGAGTGTCGAGGATGGCGCGGGCCAGATCAACCAGGCGCTTGCCGCGGTAGCGGTTGGCCATCGGGTCTTTAACGAAAACCGCCTTGCCGGGGTTGGCCTTGGCCAAAAGCGCCGCCTTGATCTCTTCGATCTGGGTGTCGCCGGCATCGCGCAGCATGGAGATTTGCGGGCGGGTGGCGGTCGCCTCCTGCGCCTTGGCCGCGAAGTCCAGCAGTTGGCCGCGGGCGTCGTTGACGCTCACGCCTTCCGCTTTGAGCTTGGCGATCAGTTCCGCAGGGGCCTTGACCGCTCCGCCGGCTGCGTCAATCGCGCTAAGGCGGGCGCGCTCTTCGGTGCGTGCTTCCATTTTGACGGCTTCCAGATCGACCGCCGAAGCTTGATTCTCAGGCATTGTGGGCACTCCGGCGGGCTCTACCCGCGAAAAGGTCTGGGCTCCCGCGTCGGCGGGAATTGGCACTAGGGACGCCTCAACGGGTTGCCAGCGCTTAACTTGAACGTGGCGCTGTCTGCCCTTCTCCGCTTTCGTTTCTTGCACTTCCAACAGTTCAGCGCCAACGCTGATCCCGCGGATGATGCCTGCTCGCACATCGGCGACGACGCCAGACTTGGCCGGGTCTTCGCTTAGTTTGGCGCGCACGCGCAATTCGCCGTTGGCAAAGGTGGCGCTGCCGGGAAGCAGGACGCCGAAGATGTCGGCGACCCCGCCGCTATTGTGGCCGTCAAGCAAGTGCGCGGTGCCGGCGTCTAGGCGGGAGAGGTCGACCGCGTCGGCGCTCACGTCCATGGCCATCGTGTACCGCTCGCCGGTCATCCAGTCGTAGCGGTCGACCGTAGCGCCGGTGTAGACGATCAGCCCGATAGATCCGTCCGAGTCGTCAAACGACTGCGGGGCTAGTTGGGCTGCAAAGGTCTGACGATCGCTCAAAGTGGTCCTCCGCCGTTCATTGTTGGAACAGTCGTTCCAAAAGTCAAGCGCTACTTGCCGAGCTTGACACGCTTAGGGTTGGGCGCGTCCGGGAAGGCTTCAACCGGACGCGGCGCGCTGTACTCCCCGCAGCCCTGGCATGTGCTCATGGGGTTGGCTCCGTTGGGGTGGCGGGCGTAAACCCTGCCGCGGCGTCTACCATGTCGTCGATCGTCTTCTTGTCCAGAAGCGGGAACGCCATAGCAATCAGAAGTTTTGCCGTCTCAGGGCTCATGGTCTTTTGCGTCACCTTCTCCATAATGTCGAGCAGGCTGGACACTTGCGAGCCGTTGAGTGCGGTATCCTGAACCGCCGCGCCGCTGTCTGCCGCGATGGTCTTCGCTGGGTCTGCGTCTGGCACGGTCGGCACCTCATCCTGGGGGGCATCGGCGGGGTCTGCGGCAACGGGCTGCAAAGGCCCGGATTCAGGGTGGCGCGGGTCTGTATCCAGCGTGATGCCAGCGGCGTCAAGCGCTTCAAGGTCGGCGACAATCTCCGCCAGCACTTCGTCAGGATCCTTGCCCGCCGCCGTGACCTCATCCTGCCGCGAGGTGAACCCACATCGGACGGCCTTGCTCGCCGCGTCCACGGCTGTCTGGCGGTCAATCTCTTCGCGCTCGGGAAGAATCCACTTGCACGGGTAGGAACCTGGGGGGATCTCGCCAGCCAGGATCGCCGCCTCAACAAACCACTTCCAGACCCGGCGACAGAACAGCGGTATGACGATCTGCGTCTGCAATATCTTGACAAAGCGCTGGTATTCCACAAGGCCCAGGCGGATTGACGAATAGTTGACCTGCGACAGGTCGCCGGCCAGGATCTCGTAGGGCAGGATGCAGCCCGCGGCGATCGCCATCAGTTGGACGTAGACGAAATCTTTGTAGCCGGCATCGCTGGCGGGCTGGCTTAGCGTCACCATCTTGCCGTTGCGCAACACGACTAGGCTGCCGGGCTCCACATCGTCCAGCGCGTTGCCGTCTGAATCCTGCGCGTAAACGCCTACGTTGTCAGTGCCTTCCTCATCATAGGTCGCATCATCGGCAGGGGTGATGAATCCGACGATCCCAGCCTGCGAACGCTTGCGCACCCGCTCGCTGGCCTGATACTGCCCCAGGTCGCGCAACGCCTGAATCACCGCCGCGAGCATCGGCACGCCGCGAACCTGCCCGGCCCGTGTGGCGCGGTACAGGTGGGCCACGTCGGCAGCGGCGATCCGCACAGACGAACCGCCCGCGCCGGGAAGAAAGGACGTTTCGCCGGGGTGAGCACGAAACAGCCAGTAAGCCGCGCGCCGTCCAATCAAGTCGAATTCAACGCCTTGCGTTATCGGTTGCCCGCCCGGTGATTGGCCGTTCTTTTGGTGGTCAATGAAATCGCCTTCCAGCAACTCCACTTGCAGCGGCACCGCAAGGCCATCCTCAAGACGACGCCAGCGGCGACGGGCGCACATATCGCCGCGCTCTAGCCAAGACCGGACGGCGAGCGACTGGAGCCCGTAGAAGTCAAGATCGGTGTCGGTGCTACACTCTTCAACCCAGCGATCCCACAGCGCTTGAAGGCGTGCGTTTTCCGTTCGCGGGCGAATGCCGGTGCTGACCACGCTGGCACTCACAGCTTCCAGCGCCTTGGCCGCGTGTGGATTGTTGCGGGCAAGGTCGCTGCACCGGGCGCGCAAGGTCGACAGCGCCGTGAACACTTCAGCGTTTGCGCCGGAGTTGCCCGCCGTCCAGTCGTAGTTGAGCCGGTTGCGTTTGGCTCCGTCGTAGCCGAAGCGCTGCTGTCGGCGAGGAGGTTGCTGAACGGGCGGTGGCGGTGGTGCGGGTGCATCCAACAGCGCCGCAGCGTCTTGCCGACGTCCAAAGAAACTCGCCATCGCATCAAGTAGTGCCATTAGCTTGGCTCCCGGAATCGCAGTTTGCGGGCGGGCGGGCGGTTTGCCGTCGATGGAGGGTTCGTCTCTGCCTCAATTGCCCGCAATACTTCCATCATTTCAGCAATGCTGGCATAGGTCACGGTGCGCCCATTGACGGATACGCTGCGAACGCCGGCAGCAATCGCAACCCGAAGAGCGTCCGCCTGTGCTGTCGTCCAAGCCATCGCCTACCTCAACTCGTCATAGATGCTCGGTTTCCTGACGCGCGCCGGCTTAGGTACAGGCGCAAGCGCAGGTGCTACCACGGCAGCCGCTTGAACAGTATGCGCCGCTGGAACGATCGTTTCAACAGCCAAACTTGGAACGATCGTTTCAACTTTAGGTAGGCGATGGCCGCACATTAGCAGGCCGTGCAAGGCCGCGAAAGCGTAGACGCGACAGTCAAGCGCTTCGTTTCTCCGCCCCGGTGGCAGCACCCAGCGCTGTATCTGCCGGCCACGGTATAGCGTCGTCTCCCGCCGCTCCGCTGTCAGTTGCTCGTAGTAGGTCGCCGGGTGGTCAGTCGGGAAGTGCAAGAAGCCCGGTCCCGGCTCGCGGATCTTGAGCCGGGACACTACAGACTCTTTGCCGCTATCGACGCCGATGACGTACAGCATCGCGCCAGACTTGCGCCGGGTTGGTCGCCGCGGCCACAGCGCGCGAAAGCCGCCGCCGCCTTTGATCGCCCAGACGTGCCTGCCCTCTTTGCCCTTGCAAAACGCATAGACCGCCGTTGTGTGGTGGCCGCCGGAGTCCACAGCCACCGCGGAGATCTTCGCCCTGACGTTGCCCGCCCGCATCCAATCCGCGCGCAGGTGCCGGTCCAGTTCCGCCCAGACGTGCGCCTCACCGGGGTTGCCTGGGATGACGTGCCAGGCAAGCGACCACGACTCCTCACCGGCACCCCAGCCTACCACCTCGAATTCTAGGCGGTCGTCTTGCACGTCAACGCCGGCCGTGATTAGCGTCACACCATCAGGCACGGGGGCAGGGTAGCGCTCCGCCCTCGCCGCCAACCCGCCGGCCTTGATCTCCGAAGCCTGCCCTGCCTTAAACGTCTCCGCTAACTTGGTGTTGACAAAGACTTTCAGCCGATCCGGGTCGTTACCGGCCTCGGTGAACTCCACCGCCAGCGATGCCCAAGACGTCCAACCGTGGGGGCTGTAGAGCGCCGATAGGTAAAAGCCCGCAGTTGCAGCGCCGGGATTCTCCGCGCGCCAAACGCCTCGCGGGAGCATCCAATTCTTCTGCGCGTTGTCGATCTCGCTGCCGCAAAGACCGCAGGAATACACAGCAAGATCCGGTCTCCCCGCTGGCCAGATAACGCCGCCGGGGCTGCCGTCGGTTGCGCGCCATTTCAGGACCTGAAAGCCTTCGCAGTGCGGGCACGGCACCCAATAGCGGCGGCGGTCGGACTCCAAATAGGCCGTCTCTATGCGGCTGAACCCTTCTTGCGTCGGGGTGCTGGTCAACAGCAACTTTCTGTTTATGCTGAAGGTTTCCGTCCGCTGCTTGGCCAACGCGATCGGGTCGCCTTCGCCGCCTGCATCGGCTGGGAAGCGGTCGATCTCATCCAAGAACACGCGGCGGATCGGTGTCGAAGCCAGACCGCTGGGAGCATTGGCTCCCACGATCTTGAAGAACCCGCCTGGAAACTGCTTGCCCAACAGGCGGTTGTTGCTGTCACGGCTGCGCGGGTCGGCGATCTTGCTGGCCAGCCGTTGGCAGTCCGCGACCATTGGTGCCAACCGCTCGCGGCTGTATTCCTCCGCGCGCTCCACTGTAGGCTGAACCAACAGCGTAGGCCCTGGAGATTGGTCGACAATCCACGCCAGCCAGTTGTTGCCGAGTTCGCTTTTGCCGAGTTGTGCACCCCACATAAGAACGACGGTTTGCGGCCCGCCCAGCCCTAGCAGGTCCATAGGCTCTTTGGCGTAGGGGGTCTTTTCCAAACGGTATCGGCCCGGAGCTGCCGAGGTCGCTGGTAGGATGCGGTGCGCAGATGCCCACTCACTAACCGTCATCGGGGTGTCGGGTGTGAGGCCTGCGCGGAGGGCTCGCCATAGGGCGCTCACGTCGGAGCCTCCGCCGGCAGTTCGCCAAGCACTGCTGCGATCCGCTCCCGCAGCAGTGCCGCTTGGTCGGCGTTCAAGGCCAGTTCGCCGGAGACGGCATCGGGCAGGGCTAGCATCCGCTCGCGGATCGTGCGACCGGCGGCGAACCATAGCGCTGTGGCGTCGGCGACAGATACCACCTCTGCCCGCGCCTTGGCCGCGTCTACCTCCGCCTTGTCGGCCAGGGCGCGCTCCTTGCGGGTGCGGGCGC